ATCGAGTGCATCGAGGCGATCAAGGCGGCTCTAGGAGGTGGGTTCACTCCGTGGCTTTGGGGCAACATCCTAAAGTACACTTGGCGATGGCCAAACAAAAACGGCATCGAGGATCTTAAAAAGGCTCGTTGGTATCTCGATAGGTTGATTCAAGAGGAGGAAGTGAAGTGATAATCATCGAGCTACCATACCCCGATAAAGTCAACAGTCACAACAAAGGGCACTGGGCAACGAAATCAAGTGCAGTCGCTAAGATGAGGCATCAAGCCAAACTAGCGGCAATCGATGCGATGAATCGAAGCGGAAAGCGGTTTGTCGGTTCGCATCAGATCAGTTATTGGTTTTCCGTCAAGGATAATCGCAGGCGCGATCTAGCCAATATGATCCAGCAATGCAAGCCCTACATTGACGGCATTGTTGACGCTGGGCTAATTGCTGGCGATCATTGGCAGATATCATCTATCGGGGGTGTTTCTGTCTGGATTGATCCGCCTAGCTACGGAGTTAAGATCGTGATTGAGGAGCAAAAATGACGCAACGAAAAAACATCTCGCAACCCGACGAAGCTTGGTCGGCGTGGGATCGAGCAGCGGCCAAAATGGACATGACCCTGAGCCAGTTGATTTTCGAGGCAATGAACGAGCATTTGGGGCTATTTCTCGCTCGCAAGACGAAGAAGCGGCCAAAGACAGCTAAGGCGGATCGGAAGCGGGAGAAACGAAAATGAGTGGCTTTACGTTTGGCAGTTTGTTTGCTGGGATCGGCGGTATCGATCTTGGCTTTGAGCGTTGTGGAATGGAATGCAAGTGGCAAGTGGAGATAAACGATTATGCCCAAAAAGTCCTCGCGAAGCATTGGCCGAAAGTCCATCGCGAAAGAGATATTCGAGAATGTTCAATCAGAAACCTTGATCGAGTTGACATCATCGCCGGTGGCTTTCCATGCCAAGATATTTCCTACGCCGGACTCGGGGCAGGACTTGACGGAGAGCGAAGCGGATTGTTCTTTGAGGCCGTTCGCTTGGTTCGAGAATTGCAACCGAGAGCAGTTGTGCTGGAGAACGTGGCAGCGCTCCTTACTCGGGGGCTGGATAGAGTTCTCGGGACGCTGGCCGAGGTCGGGTATGCTGCTGAATGGCATTGCATACCGGCTGCCTACGTTGGCGCACCGCATATCAGGGACAGGGTGTTCGTCATGGCCTACACCCGATGCGAACTGCGGGAATCGAGGGCCAGCAAAAGATCCGCAAGCGACGCACAGGCCAAGCGGGGCTCAACGGCAAATGACGATAAACGATGCGGTGAAAATGCTGCCGACACCAACATCAAGGATGCACAAGGACAACGGCAAGAGCCCATCGGAATTAAACCGCAATTCAGAGACGCTAGCTATGAAAGCTGGTGGGCAGTTGAGCCCGATGTGGGTCGAGTGGCTCATGGGATTCCCGCTAGGGTGGACAGACTTAGAGGGCTCGGAAACGCAGTAGTTCCACAGGTTGCTGAGTTGGTCGGCAGGATGGTTATTGAGCGTCTAAAACGAATTTAGGGCCGTTGCTTGCAATTTCAGCGGGTCAAGCCTAAAATGCGGGAAAGGAGTCAGAATTATGAACATCGGTGATTTAGTTAGGAGCAAGCGTTTTTGGGCGGCGGCGGCTACGATTGCCGTCGTCGTTCTCAAGGACAAGACCCCATTGACTGAGGATCAGATTCAGCAACTCGTATGGGTTGTTGGTGCTTGGATCGTTGGCGATTCTGTTCGGCCATTGCCGAAGCCTGATGAGGTGGCCAAGTGAATCGCGTAAAATTTGCTGACAGGCTAAAGGCACGTCGAGCGGCTCGGGAAATTTGGGTCGCTCGGCGATCGGATCCAACGGTGGCCGATTTGGTCGCAAAGACCATCGACGGTGACGAGGAAGCTGGGAAGTTGCTTTTCGGGTCGCATCCTGAGTTGGTGGGAATCGATCCGGCAACGCTACTTCTGCTGATCCAGATCGCGTTGAAGCTTTGGCTATGGTGGCAATCGCAGAAGGTCGAGAATCCTTCGGAGGATGTTGCTGTTGGTGAGCCCTTCGACATGACGGTCAGCGACGACGATCAAGATTAAGCCCAGATCGCAACGACTACCTACTAACCTTCAATTCCTTACGAGCGGGTTAGTCGGAGCGAGACGGGCGATACACAAGGATGGATGATGGCTGACGAAAAGAAAAAAGAAAACTGGTTGCCTTGGATCGTCGCGGCTGTGGCGGTTTTTGCGTTGTTGCGGAACCAGCAACCGTCGGACAAGCCACAGCCCAAGGAACTAAAGGCGGTCGTCTCTCGGACGTTGCCAAGCATCCGATCAGCCTACAAGCAGGCTTTCTTAGAGGCGGCCAGCAAGATCGAATCGGGCGAGATCAAAGACCAAGAAGCTTGGACGAAGTTCATTGCCGACAACGCGGGGGCCAAACAACGTGAGGCTCTTGATCGAGTCTATGAGGCGATCGACAAGCTAGACTTGCCTGCAAGCTTTTCCGGCAAAGAATCAGAGATTGCCAAGATCAATCGGGAGATCGCTCAAGCATGGTAAACATCTTGTCGGCTTTTGCGATTGCTTCTGGAGTATGCTTCGGCGCGTTGGTGCTTACGCTGATTTTCGATAGTGCTGCTACAATCGCCATCGATGCCATCAAGACTCTTACCAAAAGGGTGTTTTGGGATGAGTGACTTTGAATTTACAGGCTACGATCCAACCATCGAGAATCGAGACGCGATAGTATCGCAGTCGGTAGAAATCGGCTTTACCGTCAGCGATTACGAAGCACCTGAAGAAGTTGATTTCCGCAAGTTAATACGCCATGACAACCAAGGCAACATGGGTTCTTGCGGTGGGTTTGGTAACACGAATTGCGGCGAAGGTCTTTGGGCGTTGCATACAGGCTCGATGAGCAACGATAGGCAGCTATCGCCATTGTTCAGTTATCTTGAGGCTCAGCGTCTTGATGGTCTTTTAGGTCGCGATGCAGGATCGACGATTAACAGCGGGCTCAAGATCAGCAAGGAGGTTGGATATCTTGAGTTGAAAGACCTTGAGTACAAGACTCCATACCCAAACAACGCTCGCACTCTCATAACCGCCGAAATGAGGGCCAAGGCGGATCAATTTCAGGTTCGATCATCCACTTGGCTTGATTCTTACGATGCGATCAAGAATTACATGGCATCGCAAGTTGGTGTTTGCTATGTGGGCACAATTTGGAACCAGTCGTTTTATGGTCGAAACGGTGTTCTGGAATCAATTTCGATGGTCAATGGCGGAGGCCATGCGTATTGCTTCGCAGGCTACAGCAAACGCAAAGACTCGCGCAACCGCAACTACATTTGGCGACTTAACAGTCACAACGATTCTTGGACTGAGATTGCTCCAAGCGTGATTGATGCTCTCTGTCGGCATCAGTGGACATCGATTGTGGGCGTGTCGGATCTTTCAACGCCAGGGCCACGGAAGATATCTTGGATGCAGTCGAGGCCATTGGGATGAACCTCAGCAACGGAGAAAAAGGAATGTTTGCCGTGATTGGTCTTTGTTTGTTTAGTTGGTTTTTTGGATCGAGTACCAAGCCCGATCCAACTCAATGCGACATACCATCGAGCGACCTTGCTGAACAGGTCGCAACTGTTCGAGATTCTCTAACAGTTCAACCCGCTCCGGTTGACGATCCCAAGCCGATACCAAGCCCAAGCGACAAGCCATTGAAGATCGAAATATTGGTATTCGTCGCTCCCAAGGGGCAGAACTGTGAACCATGCGAGCGATGGAAGCGATGCGAAATGCAAAAGTTCATGGATGCTGATTGGAAAGTTGGTATCATCGAAAAACATCCTTTTTTGCCTTACCCGCGATTCGAGATCATCAGGGGATCGCAAAGAACAATTCACGTTGGATACTTGTCTTTTGAACAGGCGAAGGGGTTGGTAAAGTGATAGGACAGATTGACCCATCGCAGGCTAAGGAATGGCTGACAGAAAGCAACTACACGGTAGCGGGCGTGTTGCTTGTCATCTTTGTTTGCTTCGGTCTTGCTGTTTGGCGTGTGATAAGCTGGATCGGTCGCGAATTCGTGATTCCCGGTAGGGATCGAATGTTTCGTCATTTGGATCGAGTTGATGACACGATGAAGGATGTTTCGACCAGTTTACAAAAGCTTGCTACAGTTCCAGAGAGGCTTGATGGAATCGAGGAAAAGGTCGAAAGCATATCTCTCCGAGTCAAACAGATAGACGCGAACATGGGGCACGATGGAGGGCCTAGAAAGTGATCGAGTGGATCCTATTTATCATTCTCTCATTCCTAACGGCTGACTTTATCGCCGGTGTATTCCATTGGTGGGAGGATTCGTACCTGGATCAAGATACGCCGATTTTTGGCAGGCTTATCGGAGGGCCAAACCAGCTCCATCATTCGGATCAGTATGCATTCCTAAAGGGCTCATACTGGCATCGCAATTACACGACAATCATTCCATCGATGTTGGCTTGTGGCGCGTGCCTTTGCTTTGATGCGACACAAGACGCATGGCTGACGTTTTTGTTCCTGTCCCAGGCCAATCAGATTCATGCTTGGGGGCACTCTAAAGGGCGGAACGGCTGGTTGGTATCGATGGCTCAACGGATCGGTTTGCTTCAATCGTGCAAGCATCATGCCGAGCATCATCGTTCGCCCTATCATATCCGATACTGCGTTATGTCCCCGATTCTTAATCCGATCCTTGATGCGATCGGTTTTTGGCGGTATGTCGAGTATGTTGTTTTTGTTACCACAAGAATTGAGGCAAGAGCATGAGCGACCAACCATTGATTGAAAAGCTGAATGAATCTCAGCACGTAAACTTAAGCGACCAAGCGGCTGCTGATGCGATCAACCTGCTGATGGTTACGATTCCGGTCAACGCTCCGATCGGTGCGATCATCAAGTATGCTGTCGACAATGGCATCTACGGCAAGGTTAATGCCGATGCTTTCGACGCCTCCCTCCCTAGAGATCAAAGGATTGCGATTTGGAATATCAAGGGTTGGGTTGACAATCCAAGCAACCCATCGGAGGTTGCCGACATGACCTCGCAAACAGCAGCAACTATGATTGCTGATTTGGTTCGGTTTGGCTACGCAACCGAGAGTCACGCTCAAGATCTCGCCGGGATGGGATTCAAAACCGTTCGGTGGGTCGATCATCATGGGTATGGTACTCAATCCGCTCATTCGGTTCGAGTTATCCGCGACATCATTAACGGCGAGACAGCCAAGCGAGCTCTGTGGACGCAGCAAAATATCGATCGGTATAACGCGACTCAAGCAAAAATCGACCAACACAAACATGGTGATGAGGATCTGGTGATAAGTGGCAATCTCTAGAGTCGGTTCAGCATCCGCACAAGCAACTACAATCACAATCCCGACTCATCAAAGCGGGGATCTGATTCTTATTTGTGCCAACAGAAATAATACCACAGCTCCGACGATCCCTAGCGGATGGATCGTTATGTCTAGCACTGGTGCAAGTGGAGTTTCGTCGGCAATAGGTTGGAAGCTAGCTCAATCCTCAAGCGAGACAAGCGGAACATGGACTAACGCTTCAGCTATGCATTGCGCGGTTTATCGCGGAAGTACTGGCATTCTGACGATTTCATCGGCAATAGGATTAGGCTTTGCAACTTCGACTTCAGTGAGCTATTCAGCGCAAACAAACGGATTGGTTTATCGTTCTGGAGTTGATGACAATTGGTACATAGGTACAGGTATTCAGCTAAATTCCACGAACAGCCTTGAGACGGCGCCAAGTGGCATGACTAACATTAACTTTGAATCGTCTGCGGGTGTCTGGAAATCTGTACTTCACGACACAAATGCAAGTCAGTTAAGCAACTGGGCTGGAGCATCTACAACGGTGGCTACGTCAGCAACTTACCTAACTCGTGTCTTGCAGTTGTTTGAGTTTGACGGGCCTGCGTTTGGTGGTGGTGGCGGTATATTTTTCCGGCCAGGAATGAGCGGAGGTATGAGCGAATGAGACGCAAGTTTAAAGCTGGTTTAACATCGCTTTCGCTTCCCGTTATCGTCTACGATACCGCATCGACCACAGGTGG